CCCCCTGTCTCGCAACTCTAACAATAAAAGCTCATTTCCGTTTCTCTACTTTTCTCTCAACACTCTTGGACTTAGTATCAAGAGATAGTAAAATAGGTGAATCACCAATTCTATCAAAAGGGTTATCGGGTGGTGGCCGAATACCACGCTTTTTCAACCCAATAACCGAAACAGCTTGCCCAATAGATGAGTCTAAATTTGCTATATAAACTCGGCAAGCTGCATATTTCAGATCTCCTGGACTACTAGTTGAAATATTGAGATAAACCCAACTACTTGTCCTAAAGATCTGTGTGGCCATAAGGCCAATATCTGTCCCCATTAATGACGTATCACTAGCATATGAATAGTATGTAGTAGTTAGTGATGCATCCTCCTCAAACGTAGAATATGTAAAAGGAGGATTATTCAAATGCCAATGGGCAGTACTTGCGCTATTACCCGTCCACTGGCAATAAATTATCCAAAAACCTGGGGGCATAATTATCGTGCTAGCTGTATTTGATCCTGTATTATAATAAAAGGGGTAACTAGCTTCACGAAAAGCAGCCAAATTATATCCTGGAGGATTAAGAAAATTACCTGATTTAGCGACAGCAACAGATGCTGAACCAACTAATCCAAGGTTATTAAAAGGATTGGCTGCACTATACGGGAATGTCTTACCATCATCAAGTGTACTAGTGGCGATGCTAGAAGAAGATGAAACACTAGGGTTACGCGGAACCATCAAAGTGACATCATAACTAACCAACAACCTACCAACAGTAGTATTAAGAGCACTAGCACCAAATACAGCAAGCTGGAACGAACCCACATCATACTCACGTATATCAGTACCAGATGGCTGTGCACCTACCCGTATAAAATAACGCGCTTTTGCCTCAGCAGGTCTTATGAAGCGCATATTATCCTCTGTCCACAGGGTTCCAGTTACGGACCCCAGAAATTGGGCATACTCAGAGAAAGATGTTTGTGCATTATTACGGGGATTATAATCTATAAGCATTCCTAAATTACCAGCAACTCCCGTAGAAGCCACTGGTTCATAATGAAATACCATAGAATTTATCCTGTAGTAAGTAAAGTTCGCAGCAATATTAGATAACCACATAAAAGTCCCAGGCAAACCTGGATTCAGTGCAAGAAATTGCGTATCTAAATCGCCATCACCATCAGTGTCAACATCAAAAAGATATTCTGTATGTTGCACTCTAAAATCATTTCCGCCCATCATTCTAGGCCCCCCTTGTCGAAAAGATCGTCCAAAAGCGGTTGGAGCGGCAACCATCCGAGAGAGGGCCAAGCCAGGCCCACCACGGCGCAGTCGCACACCGTTAGAACGGCTTCCAACGCTACCCATTGCTCCCTGACCCATGGCAGAGCGATTTCCACCAAAACTGGGACGCCCACGTCCTCCTCGTCCCCGACCCCTACCTCCACGGGCAAGGTTCCTACGTAATCGAGCTGGTGTCTTGGCAGATAACCCACCAGCACGATTCTTAGCTGCGCGTCTCTGACGCTGTCTCTTGCGCGCCGCCGCATTTTTAGGCATAACACACAAACCAGCCTTGCAACATTCCCCTAGGGACTGGTTTATGTATCGTGTCTCAAACGGAAAGAAATGAGATGCTATATCTCTATCCGTCAACTGCATTTTCTGTATGTCTCGCCAACGTAAAGTATCATCATTAAGCCCGCTGGGCTCCATACGCAGGGCAACGCCCTGTGTGCGTTCAAGATACTCCAAGAAACCACGAAACACAACACGGGCTGGTAAGTCCCAAAAAATGTTCTGCAATAAAGCTGCTGCTTTAATGTAAGACCACTTTGGTCCACGCCAACCATTGGAGTCATAATACATGGAACACATGCTACGGTTTACATTACCCATAGGCACAATTAATCCACCTGCATCATGAAATCCATGTGACAGAAAATGTAAATCTATCAATTTCCCCTCAGCACATTTTTCCTTTGAAATTATTATACCCAAATCAGCCCATACTTGTGCAACATTTGTAGGATTAAAATATTGAACCATCTGATCACTTATAGTCCACAAATTATCATCACCATACAATGCTGCTTCAACATGGTC